TGAAAATAAACAAGATTATAGTAATTATGGACCATCAGTAGGACCTTATCTTGAAGTTGGTAACTCTGCCCCGTCTATAGCAAACTACGGTTGGACTAGTGTTTTTGAAACTATACCTAACGATATTGATTCTTCATATAATGATATAGTCGAGGTTAGTTCCTTTAATAAAAGAAGTTACTTCAACACTCTACAAGAAATACAAGATTTAGAAGATGGTAATGGTAGAGTAGAATTTGGATACCAAGCTAGATATTACCCATTTAGCGGTACAGATCCAAGGTGGTTTTATTATGATTTTTCAGGAACTTCTAACGCTTCTCCAAACTGCGCGGGGTTGTTGGCTTGTATATTAGAAAAAGAGCCAACGCTTACACCTATCCAAGCTAGAAATAGACTGTTTGAGTTAGCCACTGATAAATTAGATTTTAGTTATAAACTAGATGATTATACAGATATATATACCGAAGGTTATGTGGCTTTTAACCCGTACTCTAAAACACAAAACGTACAATTAGAGGGAAAAGTATATTTAGAAAGTGGTCACAACCCTTGGTTAGCTAATTCGTACATTGAGATACTAGGTGGAAATGATTCGGAGATACAGTTAGGAGTAACAGCGTATAAAGAAATAAGGTTACATTTAAGAGATGATGACGGTAACAAGGTAGACCCTGATCTTATAAATGCTATGGGCGGTGGTACATGGAGTTCTGGAATCCAAAAAATAATTCCAAATCAACTAATAGTTAATGATAATCAGGTACTTGATACATCTTGGTATTATGGCTCAAACCCTGTTACTGATGGTTATTTTAAAGCTACTTATAATACGCCAGATGTTCTAGGCACTTATGTTATAACCGCTAAAGTAAGAGGTGAGTTTATAGCACAAGACCCAGCGTCGATTACTCGTGGTTATGATGACAATGTTAAACCTACAGCTTCAGTTTCAACGGATTATGATAAGGTAACAGTCGGTAACAACTTAGGAAATAACCGACCAAGCGCATACTACATAAACAATGTACCAGAGAACGTACAAGAAATAGCTGCTGTTCTTGTTAATGATGAGTTTGCAGAAAACCCAACTCTAACTGTAACCAGTATTAGTGATGGGCTTGTATTCGAGGACAATTTTTTATCAGTACCTAGCAGCACAGACTATGCAACTGCTCAATCGTACCAAGCTGATTTTGTAATGACAGACGGCATTAACTCACACAGCTTTACTGTCTACGTTAATGTTATTGACCAGACTGCTCCTATTGTTAACTTCAGCAGCTCACACGGTGTAGTCGCACAAAACGGTTATGATGTTACGTTGACTGTTAATGAGGATATAGGCTCAGGGTTGTCGTTACTAGGCGTTAGTGTAATTGATGCAGGAACAACAACAGCTACCTTTACAAGCAACAGCGGTGATTTTGTATATTCAGCTCCTAATGCTCTAATACTAAATAAAAACCCTGAAGCTTCTGATTTTATTAATGGAGTTTTAACGGTAACAGATAATTCTGCTAACAGATCAATTTATAATATATCGTTAAACATCGCAGATATTACACCACCGCAAGTGTCAGCAGCAGCCGCCTCTGGTAGCTTCCACCTGACTCAAAGCGGTAATGATTATATTGTTCAAATAGATGAAGGCATCGGTGCTAACCAAACCATCGTAAATTTATCATCATTAGATGACAGCTTACCTGTATCTTATGCGCTAGGCAGCTCTACTTCTAATGAAATTCTTTTAGACGGTTCATCAGTAAAGTTAACAGTTAATCCAGATTATAGTGGAACAACCACTTACACGGCTGAAATAATTTCTACTGATTCGGTTGGCAACTCTTTTACAACCTACATCACTATTAATGTAGTAGAGGTTTTAGACATAGTTGATCCTGTGTTTACTTCTTCACCCAATATAACCATAGATGAGGGAATAAATGTAGGTTCAAACCTAATGAAGTTTGAGGCAACTGATGATTCAGGCGTTGTTACCTTTAGAAAATTTACTGCATCTGATACATGGTTCGGTAGTTCGGGAAGTGCGCTACAGTTTGACTCTTTGTATGACGTAGACGTTACTGGACAAGCTTACACGACAGCAGAAATTGATTATTCTACTTCTGGTCTATTTAGTGGGTCTTCGGGTAGATTCTTTTATGTTGGGTGTGTGGCTGTAGACCCTTCTGGAAATAAAATAGGCGTCATTAGGCAAGCTATTGTCAATGAACTTGATGACGAACAACCTACTTTTTCTTTATGGGCTGTAGGAGATAATGATCAAACACAATTTGGAACAACAGGGTGGAGCAAATATTTTCCTGTTTCTGATAATTTTGGTAGAGCTAATTTAACCTTTGTCTTAAACACTAGTAACCCTAATGACTTCACACTTACTACTGATGATATTGGTAATCCTGTAGTTACCTTAGCGCAAGCTAAACAAATAGCAGACTCTCCTTTAACATTTTCTATAACAGCAACGGACGAGGCGGGCAACGAAACAACTAGCCCAGACTTTACGCTAAACATTGTAAACGATGTTACTCCTCCCGTCTTTACGGGGTCTGCTTTTGTAGAGACTATTCCGTGGGATGCAGAAGAGGGTTTTGTTATTTGTGATAACGTTGCGTTTACGGATAACGTTGGTGTAGCTTCTATTTCAAAAGGTACACCTAATACGCTTTCATATAATATGTTTACGTCTATTTACGATTATGACGCTACAGACAATAAATTAAAGTTAGCGGCAAATTGGCAAAATAATTATTATATCGGAATGTTAACCACAGCGATTACACCACACCACGATGAGGCACTTCTTCCTGCTGCTGTGTATGCCACCGACCACGCGGGTAATCACGGTCAAAGGGCTGAATTTGTGAGGGTAAAAGGCTCAACGTACACTGGACAAGTGATGGGTCATGTAACTGGTGTAGACATCAGCTCACTAGGCGGTCCTCAAGGTGCGTATGGAGCGCAGATTAGTGTTAACGAGGGTAGTGTAGGTGACGAAGTAGCTAGAGTACATCTCATGGAGTATCATGGTAGCGGTGTTCACCAACACACGGGTGAAGTAACTTCGCCTTATTACAGGCAACCAGTCACGGGTAGTTATACTTTAACTTCTGCAGATTCTAATATGCCTGACGATATGTTTACGATTGATAATGACGGTGTTATAAGAACCAACATAGCAGCGGATGCTGATCTTGTTGATGCCTTTACTCTTCCTAATGTGTCTGGTGTGTACAACGCTTGGTTGAAAGTTACTATGGACGACCCTGATGATTTGAAAATGCCTAACGGTACGCCCGAAGGTGGACAGCCTCAAGTATATGTAGCGGTTAACATACTTAACGTTGATGATGAAGCACCTACTTGGACAGCTTCTAGTATACACGTAGGAAATATTGCACATCCGTATACTGGAGGTACATTATATGATGCGTCACAAGATGTAGATGACCCTGATGGGGATGATTTTCCTTTAACGTACTCTATAGCTCCTTTCTTTAGTCCTTGGAGTTCCCCGACTATGCTTGTTATTGATTCATCAACAGGAATAGTTAGCTCATCTTCTATAAACACTACTAGTCTTCCTAGTGTGATGATTGTAGGGGCTACCATTACTGTGACGGATACACAAGGTCGCTCTGCATCAAGAAACATCCAGTTAAACTTCCAGCCTAATCCTTGGACTGGTACTAATATGTTAACTAGTTGGGCTAATCCTACAACATATCCTTCTACGTCTCAAACATCAGCGTATAATGTTGTGGATATACCTTACGATCTAACAGGTACTACTTGGGATGGATCAGTGTTAACAGCTAGTGATACAATAAGTGAACGTATTTATATTGCACACGAGATGGGCGGCACTACTCCAACTTACTTTAATGACTTTTGTGTAGGTATGGTTCAGGTTATTGATACTAATGGTAATTTAGTACAGGACATAGGTATAGGGTCTAACACTTCAAAGAACTGGCAGACAGTAAACGCAACTGGCTCAACATTGTTTAACGGAGGTTCTTCTTCAATAGTTAATGGTATTGGTCAGTATGGTTTTGGTGATGCAACATCTACATATCAAACTAACGTTTGGAACTACAGAACTGGTAAAACACCATCTGGGTCTCAAGGAGGAACTGGTCCAGTCGGGGGTATCAACTCCATGAATGGAATGTCTGCATTGAATGTAGGTATTGAACAATACAGCGCAGCTTCGCAATATAACTACCTTTACAGGGAAAGCTCAAGTCCTTCTGGTGGTATTAACTACATGAGAACAAAGTATGATACGGTAAATATGCCAACACAAGGTTCTATTCGTATAGCTTACCATAATCATGGTTCACACAGTTCTAGTGCTGCGGATAATTCCATGTATGTAGCTATTGGATCAAGCTAATAATATTTAGGACAAGGATGTCCTCAACTTTAAGAGGATATACAAATGACAAAGGCTTACGATTTAGCCACAGGCGGTGGTATAGACACTACTGCATTTTTAACAAGTGACTCAACACTAGACCCAGCTAACTTAGACTCAACAGGTACTATTCCTTCGCAACTTCTTGCGGGTGTGGGCGGTGGTAACACTCCTTATTTTTCAGCGAAGGGTACTTCTACTCAAGTAATAACTCACAGCTCTAACACTACTTTAAACTTTAATACATTAAGAGACTCTTTAGATAGCGATACTGCATACGATACGGTGAATAAAAACTACACAATTCCTACAGGTAAAGCTGGTTTCTATTTCTTATCTGCTGGTTTGTATTTTACGGGAACAATTAGTGCAGGTACGCAGGTTCAAATATCCATAAGAGTTAATAATACTGATGTTAGTAACCGCTCCGTGATTGCACCAACAGGGGGAGGGTCTTTTGCAGACCATTTTCTTAGAACACATACGTTGCAAAAACTAAATGAAGGTGATGTTGTTCATGCGAATGTATGGCAAAATTCAGGGAGTTCTGTGACTATACATGCAAACAACGCCAATGCAGGTTTCAGTGGATTCCGCATTGACGATTTAAACTAAGGATAACCAATGGAACAAATAAAACAACAAGTAGAACGCTTGGAATGGCGAGTGGATCTACAGGACGAACAACTTAAGATGCTTACGGCTAACGCCAATGAGCTTAGAGGGATGCTGGATAGCATCAACCGCACCCTGCTACAAATCAAGTGGTTAGTTGTGGGCGGTGCTGTTGTTTGGTGGGGGCAGTCTATGGGACTTGGCAGCTTCTTTAAATTAGTAGGAGTATAGACTATGGGCGTAACAGACTTAATCGCTGGTGTATTTAAACCAGCAGCAGAACTAGTTGATAAACTTCACACTAGTGACCACGAACGATTACAAGCCAAAGGGCATCTTATGGATGTCCAAGCGGCTGCCATGCAGCGTGTGTTTGACTATGAAACTTCTCGCATCGAAGGACAACAAAAGATTGTCGCAGCAGAAGCTAAGAGCGAACACTTTATCGTTGCTGCTTGGCGACCTATTACAATGTTAACTTTCCTTGCACTTGCTGTAGGCGATACCTTCGGGTTATTCGCTACGCCACTTCGTGATGAAGCTTGGGCGTTACTACAGCTTGGCTTAGGTGGCTATGTCGTTGGACGTAGTGGCGAAAAGATTGCCAAGGTTATGAAAGGATAAATTATGGACAGTAAAATTTTAGACGAACTGCACGACAGTGTAGCTAGAGACTTACTAGCAAAAGTTAAATCAGGTGAAGCAACTGCATCAGAATTGTCAGTAGCGACAAAGTTCCTAAAAGATAACGGAGCTGTTCACGAGGTTGTAACTACAGAGTCTCCTATGGCTAACTTACTGGAGGCATTACCTTTTGAGGAGATGTCCCATTGAGCAGAAACTATAAAAAAGAATACGCTAATTACCATAGCAGCGACAAACAAAAGAAAAGAAGGGCAGCCCGTAACGCTTCAAGATCGTTAATGATTAAGAAGAGGGGTGCTGCTGCTGTTAAAGGTAAAGACGTAGACCATAAAGACAGAAACCCAAATAACAAATCTACAAGTAACTTAAGAATACAAAGTAAACGTAAGAATAGGAGCAGAAATGGCTAGTAAAGGTTTATACGCAAACATTAACGCAAGAAAAAAGAAAGGCATCAGCCGATCTAAAAAGAACTCAACCATTTCTAAAAAAGCTTACGACAAACTTAAGATAGGCTTTAAGAAAAAAGGATAAGCTATGGATAAGATACCAGAGCAACTAAAAGACTTCCGAAACTTTATGTATATTGTTTGGAAGCATCTTAACTTGCCTGATCCAACTCCAGTACAATATGATATGGCTGACTTCATCCAGAATGCGCCTAGACGAGCAATCATCGAGGCATTCCGTGGAGTAGGTAAGTCATATATTACAGCAGCTTTCGTGGTACACCAATTACTTCTTGATCCACAAAAGAAGTTCATGGTTGTGTCAGCATCAAAACAACGTGCTGACGATTTTTCCACATTCACTCAACGTCTGATTCTTGAACTCCCAATATGCCAACATCTCATTGCAACAAGTGAGCAAAGGTGGAGTAAGATCGCGTTTGATGTAAGACCCGCGCTGGCTAGTGGTAGCCCCTCTGTTAAATCAGTAGGTATCACTGGTCAGCTTACGGGCAGTCGAGCAGACATAATTATCGCAGATGACATCGAGGTACCTAACAACTCTATGACGCAAATGATGCGCGAGAAACTAGGTGAAGCTGTTAAGGAATTTGATGCGGTACTCAAACCTGAAGGTAAGATTCTATATCTAGGTACACCACAGTGTGAAATGAGTCTTTATAATACACTCACAGAGCGTGGATACCAGATGAGAGTCTGGACTGCTAGATACCCGTCCATAGAGAAGGCTGAGAAGTCGTATGGCGAACGTTTAGCACCTACCCTATGGGATGCTATGCACTCATCCGAAAGTCCGTTAGACGGCAATCCAGTGGATCCTCTGCGGTTTGATGATGAGGACCTATTAGAACGTGAACTGTCTTATGGTCGTTCAGGTTTTGCATTGCAGTTTATGTTAGACACAAGT